CAATAAAAATAGATTTATGGAGATATTGTGTATTATATAAATATGGTGGAATTTATTTAGATGTAAAATATTTTTGTGTCAATGGATTTAATTTTAATTATCTTATCAATAAAGAATATTTTTGTAAAGATTTTGATAAAATAGGAATTTATAATGCAATTATTATTTGTAAACCGAATAATGAAATAATGAAAAGATGTATATATAGTGTAGTAAAAAATGTGAATAATAATTTTTATGGTAATGCTTCAACTGAACCAACTGGACCATTAATGATGAAAAATTTTTTTTCAACACAACAAGTGAATCGAACATTATTAAATGTAACAGATGGGTTACCTAATAGTAAAAATAAAGAGAATACAAATATAAAATATAGACAATTTATAATATTACATTTTCATGATAATTATAGAAATGAACAACCCAAATTTAATAAATATTGGGCAGATTATTGGACTGAAAGACAATTTTATAATATAAATAAAATAAATCCGAAAATAAATTACAATAATTTATTTAAAACAGAATACAAATCAAATATACCAAAAATAATATATATGTGTCATAAAACATTAGATAAGATAAAAATATATTCACAAAAATGGAAAGAATTAAATCCAGAATATGAAATTAAATTATATGATGATGAATTATGTCAACAATTTTTATTAGAAGAATATTCACAAAAATATTTAGATATATTTAATTTTATACCAGATGGTCCAATTAAGGCTGATTTTTGGCGTTTATGTATTATAAATAAATATGGTGGATTATATGTTGATGCTGATATCAATCCTGTTGTTCCTTTGAATAAATATATTGAAGACAATGATGATTTTGTTATTTGTATATCTTCGTGTTTTGATAAAAATATAGATGAATGGCAATTAAATCCACACATCATATTATCGGATAAACATAATTATTATTTGTATGATTGTATCAACAAATATATAGAATTATACAAAAATCATAAAGAAGACTATACTTATTGGGATTGGAGTATATGTAAATTAATAAAAATACCTAATATTAAAGAAAAAAACTCACAAATTATATTAATAAATAATAAAAAATATAAATTTTTGATTGAAATAGATTATAGTGCATGTAAATATAATGATGAAATTGTATTATACAATAGATATGATGAATATGTGAATCACAATTTTGTGTGATTAATTATTTAATAATTATTATTTATAATTATTAAACTACATATCGAGTAATTGTTTAATTTCTTGTATCAATTGATTTTTATCATGATGCGACCAAAATTGTTTAGCTGGAACTCTTGTTACTTTAAGCACTTCACTATAGGGTATAAAAATTCCACATTTTATGTCAAATAAAAATATGTATGAAATCATTATATTAAATTCGCTGAAACCACAATCATTATATATATCGTATCCTGCATTGATGAAATTTTTATTACATTTAGTTTCAATATAATTTCTTATATTTTTTAATATATATGATGGAATTATAATGGGCAATCTTCTCATAAATTCAAATTCTGTTAATAAATCTAATTTTTGTAAACATTTTTTCCAACATTCAGCACCTCCAATATTTTCCCATTTATCGAAGGGGAAAATAATTTTTTGATTTTTATCAAAAAACATATCTTTTATATTTATATTTTCATAGAAAATATTATCACTATCTGTAAAAAAAATATATTCAGCATCAGTATAACAGTCAGCATTCATTTTTGTATATTGCTGTCCATAATAATCATCATTGTCTTGAAAATCATGTGTTTTATATATTTTTACAAGTGACATATCAATGCAATTATTTAAATTTACATTTATAAAATGTAAAAGAGAGTTATATTCTTTTTCTCTTACGCAAATATTTATATATCTATACCCATTTACAAATTTGGTTATTGAGATTAATGCATATTTTAATAACAAAAAATCTTTTTCATAAGTTCTTATAAATACATCTATTATCATATATAATAGATGTATATTAAAATGTTGGAAAAATATAATCACAATGAGATAATTTGTAAAAATTGCTGTAACCTAAAGTTAATAAAAAAATAATAGTTTCATTTCTGGTTGAACAAGAATCATGTATTTCTATCATAATGTTGGTCGGTGTTTTATTAAAAGATTTTTCATATCTTGTAATGCATAATACTCGTGTCCTTCAACATCAATTTTACATAAGAAATATCATTTAGATTTAATTCGTCAATAACAACACAATTTATTTCTAATCCATTTGTTTTATTTAATTTTTCATCGATTCTAAATGCCCCATGATTATTTTTACAATCATAATGTGCATTCATATAAAATTTATTATTTATATTTGAAGCACCGCAGTTATATGGAATAATATTGTTACAATTATTACATTCAATATTTTTATTTACACCATTGAATATTTAAAATGGGACAAAAAATATTCATTCAACTCATATTCATTTACATCATAATCAACCCAAGTTTTTAATAAATAGTCAAAATATTTTACACTTATAAATATAAAATCCCAATATGGTTCTGAATTTACCATTTCATAAAATTTATTAAGCGTGATTATCCCATAATTTTCAATTTCTATTTTTATCTCATTTTTACACTCATAAATATATTCATCAATGTATTTATATATTATTTGTTTTATTTCTATTAAATCATCCGCATATCCATATGAATTATCTTCATGTATTTTTTTTAGACTTTCAGTAGCCCAATTAATCTTATAAGGATACATAATGTATTATTATGTATTATGTATTATGTGTTTAAATTATTTAAAAAAAATAAAGGTGTCATTTTAAATCTTCAATGGTGTAAAATATCAAATACTATTTTTTGAGGTTCAAAAGAATACACATTTCCAGTAGTATAATTTGAATATATTATTGAATGTGTACCTATATTTGCTCCTAAATCTATTATATTTTTATTCGGATGTATGAATTGTTTTATAAATGAGAGTATAAATTTTTCAAAAAGATAACCACTTCTTAGACAATCTGAAACACAAGTGTCATATTTATGAACTATAAATCTAAATCCCTCAACGTCTACTTGTTGTAAATTATCTGTATCAAAACATATATTACATGTACCATTTTTATTAATTATATTCTTACTAAAATAGTCATTATGAATTTGTCGAACGTCATTTTCATTAAATATACAATTCATATAACATTAAAATATAATTTATAATTCACATTGTTTCATCCATTCTTGAATTATTGTTGGATTTTCATAAATGTCTTCATTTCCCTTAATATAAATAATTTCTGTCGTAGAAGATAATAATTCCATCATATCTTCGTGGTATTTATGACAATTAACTAGATAATCCAACGGAATTTCACTTTCTCCGGTTCTATTTCTCTTCTTTATTCTCTCAAAACATATTTCTGGATTGGCTTTTATATAAATAATTTTATTTATAGGAAATTCAGAAGCAAATTCTTCAAACCATTGATTATATATTTGATAATTTACATCTTCTATATTTTTCATTTCAAATAACATTTTTGCAAATACATATTTATCTGTATACAAACATCTTTCTGTAATAATAATTGCAAAAGGGTTTTGTCTTACTGTTTCTCTTAAAATAGTGAAACGAGATATAAAAGCCATCATTTGAAATGAAAAGGAATACATTTTTTGATTTTTATAAAACTTTTGTAACATTGTTTCATTTGTTTCACTATCTCTTATCTGTTCCCATTTATCAACCGGTTCTTTTACAAAAATAATTTCTTTCGAACAATTTTCTCTTATATAAGAGAGAAATGTACTCTTTCCCGAACCAATATTTCCTTCAATTGAAATAATAAATGCCATTGTTAATGATTGATTTTATTATTTTTATATTATTAAATTCAATTTTATTTCTCTATTAATAATGATTTTTTAAAATAATATTTATTCGTAGATTCTGATAATATACCATTTACCCATATTACATAATGATTATCTTCATTTTCATTAGATTCTAGAACTAAATGATAATATGTATAAAAATTATCATCAATAATTTTTGTGAATAAAGAAGATTTACAACTAGGTAATAATGCAATACCATCTAAAATAATTTTATATTCATCATTTGATGTTTCATCATATTCGATATGATGTAATCCTGTAACAATTAAATCACGAATTAATTTATTATTTGAATTCTTTTTACAAATATACATAGTATCTATAGATAAACTATTTTTTAAAATATTCTTTCCAATATATTCTATTTTTTTATATGAATTAGGATATATTTTTATTAAATCACCTTTTTTTAAAAATCTTATTTCTCTATATTCTTCTTTTCCGTTTATTAATGTTAAAATGTTTGAATCTTCGTTATAACATAATGGATTTGAAAAAAATATAGGTGTTATACTTATATTATAGTTAGAATATTTTGTAAGTACAGCACCTGAAGTATTATTATATATTTCAAATAAAAAATTATTGCTTTGAAAATATAAATTTAAATAATAAGAAGATACACTAGTAGTTAAATTATTCGATGTTATATAATTAGAAATTAAATTATATACATTCGTATTTGAATTATCAATATTAGTTCCACCAAATGAAAAATAATAATTATTATTATTTATTATAAATTGATTATTTTGTCCATTTAACTTATCGTTAATAAAAATATTTTTATTATTTTGCGAATAGTCATAAAAATCAATAATTAAACTATTAGTTACATTAAAAAATCCAGATAAAAAAATACTATTATCATTTTTATTTGTTATGGTATATGAATAAGTTGATGTCATAAAATATAAGATTATTAAAAATTATATAAAAAAATTGATTTAAATAAATAAAATAATATAAATAGCATTAAGAAAGCAACAATGGACTTGAACCAACGAAAACTCAACAAATCTGAATGGGAATCAATTGAAGTTCCTGTTATAGACGAAGAAAAAAATATTCTCACTCTTATTTGCAACGGTTATCACGATGTAAATATTAAATATAATAAACATATATCTCTATTCGGTTACTTGAAAGTAGAATTTTCTCCACTTATGGAAGATTATTTATATTATAATTACTTCTTAGAAAAAATAAATCAAATCAATGCTTATACTGATTTTGTCCACGATATAAAAGCAAATCCAAAAATTAAAAAAGCTGATTTAATACGTATCCAAAGAAATAATGTAGAGAAAATAATAAATAATGTTGATATTTATGAATATTTACTTCTAGAATTGATTTCCAATATTCTCGCAAATAAATCATCTCACACTTGGTATATTCACTACTTTACACTATATAAATTAAAATCAATGTCTATTCAAATGTTAAATAGACACGTAATGAATTTTGTTGATTTTATTTTGAAAAAGATGGAAACTGAAATTAATATGATTGACTTGATTAAAAATTCAGTTGAATTTATAGAGAAAAATAAATTATTATTAAAATATGCTGATATGACATTATATGAACATCAACGTGAATTATTTTCTGTGTGTAAAAACGCATATCCTAAACTAATTTTATATATTGCTCCAACTGGTACTGGAAAAACACTTTCTCCTATCGGTCTTTCAGAAGGATTTAAAATAGACCGAATTACCAATGAAAAAATGACTCAACGAATCATATTTGTATGTGCAGCAAGACACGTTGGATTAGCATTAGCTAAGTCTTCTATTTCTGTTGGAAAAAAAATTGCTTTTGCTTTTGGATGTTCTAGTGCTGCTGACATTCGATTACATTACTTTGCCGCAAAAGATTTCACCAAGAATAGAAAAACAGGTGGAATAGGTAAAGTAGATAATTCTGTAGGTGATAAAGTAGAAATAATGATTTGTGATGTAAAATCTTATTTACCAGCAATGTATTATATGTTATCATTTAATAAAGCAAATAATATTATTACTTATTGGGATGAACCTACCATCACAATGGATTATGAAGAACACGAATTACATTCCATTATAAGAGAAAATTGGCAACAAAATTTAATTCCCAATCTTGTATTATCTTCTGCTACTCTTCCCAAATTACACGAAATCGGATTGACTGTTGAATCCTTTCATCGAAAATTTGAAGGGGCTACTATTCATAATATTATTAGTTATGATTCTAAAAAATCCATACCTATTGTGAATAAGTTTGGATATGTCATTATTCCTCATTCTATTACCGATAACCCAGAAAAAATGCTTCAAATTATTGAAAATATTAAAGAAAATCTAACTTTATTACGATACTTGGATTTAAATGAAATTGTTAAATTTATTGAATATATTTCATCTGAAAGAATAAATGTAAGATTTCAAAAGATTGAAGATATCACAATGTCTTCAATTAAAATATACTATCTCGAATTATTAGAAGAAATTATTGTAAGACAACCTCATTCTTGGGAAAAAATATATTTACATTTCAACCTATTAAAAGAAAAAAGAATTCAATCTAATTCTTTCGTTAACGCAAATGGAACACCAATTCGTAAATCAAGCAGTCTAAATATTATCTCTTCTCGCGTAGAAGAAAAACCATTAACAAGAACAATGAGTGTCTCTTCTTTGGATTCTCCTAAAGAAGAACAAACGGGTATATATGTTACGACAAAGGATGCGTTTACTTTAACAGATGGACCAACTATATTTATTACAAATGATGTCGAGAAAATCGCCAAGTTTTATATTCAACAATCCAATATTCCTTCTCAAGTTATGAAAGATATATTAAATAAAATATCTGTAAATAATACTATTACTGAAAAAATAACCGATTTGGAACAAGAATTGGAATTATTAACTGAAAAAAATAATCAATCTACAACAAATGATGAATCAATAGATAAAAAATCAAAGAAAAAAGATAGTAAAGTGAAATTAGCATCAGATACAAATGCTGACGGGAAAAATATTGCTAGATTAGAATCTGAAATAGAGAGATACAAAAATATGATCCAATCTGTTCAATTGAATGAAACATTTGTTCCTAATAAAATTCTTCATCTTAAAAAATGGTTTTCTCATAAAATCACAAATACATTTACAAGTGATATTGATGAATCTGTTATTATAGAAATTATGATGCTGAAAGATGTCGATGATAGTTGGAAAGTATTATTATTAATGGGTATTGGTGTATTTACCAATCATCCGAGTATTACATATACAGAAATTATTAAAAGATTAGCATCTCAACAAAAATTATATATGATTATTGCTTCGAGTGATTATATTTATGGAACAAATTATCAATTCTGTCACGGTTATTTATCCAAAGACTTATCTATTACTCAAGAAAAAATTATTCAAGCTTTTGGAAGAATTGGACGAAATAATATCCAACAAGAATATACAATTCGTTTAAGAGATGATTCTCAAGTAGAGAAATTATTTTATAAAGAAATGAATAAACCTGAAGTAATCAATATGTCAAAGTTATTTGTTTAGATAGTACGATATTATGTGTCGATTAATAGTAGCATCATAGGATTATTATCAGAAATTTCTTGTTATAATAAAGTGTAAAACATTATATATGCAAATATATAATGTTAAGAGGAGATTATATATTTTCAGTTTGGATTTATTTTTTTTGGGTATTATATATTTTCAATATCTTTACTTTTTTTAATCCAAAATTTTTATTATTATTTGGATTTTCGGTGGATATTATTATTATCTTTTTTATGTTTTATTATAAAACTAATTTGAAAAAAATAGTAATTCCTTCTATAATTATAATAATTATAATTAAAATAATTCCTCTCTACACACTAAGAAATTATAAAATTCAAACAAGAGATTTTGAATTTTCTTTTTTATTATTTTTTATATATTTATTATGGCTATATATAAATAATATTTCTTTAAAAAAATGTTATGATACGTTAAGAGGAATAATTTTGAAAAATAAACCACTGATTTATTCTCTGAAATATTATAATGAATATATACTAAAATAATTCTATAATTGTATTATATTTTTCTTTAATTTTTTCTTTGAAGAATTCCATTTGTACTTCTAAATCATAATCTTCTGGTAAAACCATTTTCATATTCAATCGTTTACTATCCATTCTTTTTTCATAAACTAAATGATATTTTTCTCTGATTGATACAAAAGAGAAATATTTGGGTAAGGTTGGAAAATCCTTTACTGGATAAATATTATTATCTAAATCTTCGACTACTTTATTTGCTTGTTGTAATTTATCAAGTAGAGAAACTTTTCCAGATTTTGTAGTTGTCCATATTTTATCCAGTTTTGGATGTTTTTCTACTTTGAAAAATTCTCTATATTTTGTTTTTTCTTTATCCAACCATTCGTGATAATAGACAACATATTTTTTCATCATTTGTTGTGTTAATCCATCAGGAAGAGATATTGCATTACTTTTTCTTTCTCTTTTAGTTCCATTTTTGATACCTTTTGAATTCTCTTCTTGTTCTTTTCTGGTAGCAATTCTTAAATTTTCATAAGAATTATTTAATGGGTTTTGGTCGATATGGTCTACACTGATTAATTTTGTGCCTTTTCCGTTTCCATAACATTCCATAATAATTTGATGAATGTATAATAATTTTTCATTTGTTAGATGTGTAATAATATATCCATTACGATGTTTATACCACGTTAATTTTTTCCCGTTATTTTCGAATATTTCATAATCAATAATTTTTTGATAACTTATTGCACATAATTTACAAATAGTATCCTTTTCACAATACATTAATACATATTCTTTTTCGTTTTCTAATATTTTCCAAATGGGATTTTTCATTATATTTGCGTCTTGACCTAATGTTTGATAATGTCCTTCTTGATACTCGATAATATTATAATTTTTTATAATTGTTTTGTGTGCGTGATGATATATTTTTACATTTATTCTTCTCAAATCATTTTTATTTTCATTAATAAATTCAAAATATACAGATTCACCATTAACACTAAAAATGAAATCCAAATAAGTAATTCGTCTATAATTATATGAATAGGATGGATAATCTTCATCAGATATAAATACAAATGTTCTTTTTGTATTTACAATTCTACACATATCTGCGTTGTCTACAAGATATGTTTTTCCGTTATATTTAATTTCACCACAATTAAATTCTGTATTGGTTGAATATTCTGGTTTCATACTATTAAAGTTTACAGTACCGTCGGCATTCAAAAGTAAATCAATTTTATTTGTATTTGTATTCATATTATATATTGTATAATATGAACTATTTAAGTTATTTATTATTATAAATACACAAATAAATAAATATTTCCACCCAATCCGCTTAATTACTATACGCTAATCCGCCCATACCACTCATAATTCTCAATACATTATAGTTGGTAGCATAAACACGCACCTTGGCGGTCTTGGTTCCTTCCACAGTAGCGTTCGACAACACCAACTGAAGAGTAGCATTATCAATTCTTGAAAAGTTGCAAGTTCCAGAAGGCTGATGTTCCTCGGGGCGGAGAGCAAATGAGTAAACATTAATTCCCTCATCTGGTGCTCGGGTATGGCATTGGAAAGGTTGAACCCAAGAGAAGTAAGAACCTTCTCGCTCTGAGAAACGATCCTGACCATTGAGCTGAAGCTTTGCCACCACGACAGGGTTTTGTCCCCAACAATGCATATCCAAAGAGGTCTCAGAAAGAACAAAAGTTCCAGCATCAGAAACGCTCGAGTTGGCATTGTGGTTGATGTTAGTAAGGCTCGAGGGTTGTGCGCCATAACCACCATAACCGTTTCCACGGCTCACAGGAATTTGTGCACCAGTAATACCATTTACATTTCCAACACCGATTCCAGCTAATGCTGCCTCAAGAGAAGCATTGTTATTTGCTAAAGTAGTGTTAATAGGAACATTGGGTCCACCAAGGTTGGGTTGATTGTATGGGTCATTGGGTCCATTCCAGTATCCAGTAAAGTTAGAAGGCGTCCAAGCATCCTCCGCTCCAGCATCTTCAAATAATCCTCGCGCGTCAATATAGTTTCCAGCCGTAACCTCATTCGGTCCACCGAAAGCGTGAATCGCGTTAGGCAATGCATCAATTGCATCGGTATAGTTGAAAGGTTGTGCTCCCAAAACCTTAAACAACAAAGCATCACATAACAAAGATGAACAGTAATCCACATTCTGATCAGGTTGAACAACCCAAATCAACTCCTTGACGGGGTGGTTAAAATTCAACTTGATCTTGTTTGATGAGGAACCAACACTCTCATCACCCGTGAATTGAAGTTGACTAATTAAGTATTCGTGAGGATTTTGGGCAAAACGTCTTCGCTCATCCGTATCCAAGAAAACATAATCCACATAAAGTGAAGCAGCAACCAATGACTGATTGTAGGCAATAGTTGCGGCAACAGTAGAACCAATTGGCAACTGAGTATTGGGATTAGCACCATTGCTGTTGCAAGATAAAGTAGTAACAGCCCACAAGCACTCATCAATTGGACGTAAATCCAAGTTAATCTTGACTTCGTGGTATTGAAGAGCAATTAAGGGAAGAGCCAATCCAGGGTTATTGTTAAACCAAAATTGGAAAGGAATATAGAGGGTAGTTTCAGGGAGAGCATTACGAGGAGCACACACTTGACGAGGTGCCAAAGAGTCACAAGGTCCATCCACATCTGAAAAGGATGGATCGGTAATAAAAGTCATTTGAGTAGTATTTCCAACCATCTTGAAATAAGCACGTTCTTGTTCAGAAGTCATTGTCAATTGATTCCAGATATGCATCCAATCACCATATTGACGATCAATGCGCTGACCACCAATTTCAACCTCCACTTGAGCGATTATCTGCTCACCTGGAAAGTCAAGCCATCGTGCATAAACAGATTGTTGTCCTAGAGCAAGAGAAGTTGAGTTACCCATATATTGATTGATCTCAGGAAGAGTAACCTGAAGATAAGTTCGGTATGCTAAATCACCGTTACGACTAATGACACAAGTGACACGTCGTCCAAAATCAGCTTGTCCATTAAATGTCTGCTCAATAGACTCGATCGCAAAATTAGTATAACGACGGTAAGTCACTTTCCAGAAGGTAATTTGAGGATTTCCAGTAAGATATACATCTTGTGCACCATAGGCAACTAATTGCATTAAACCACCACCCATAGTTTATATTATTGCTAAAGAAAATAATTCTGATTTTTAATTTAAAAAATAAAATTTAATAGTATAATATTATAATATTATATTATTCATACTTATTATTAATTATGCAGTGAAGCAATAATATATTTCTATTTCTCTATTTATTTGATAATAATGTTTCCATATTAAAGTTTTTACCCATAAAAGAAGATAAAAATTCATCCTTAAAAAATTCTTTTTTTCTTTCATGTCCTTTTTTAAATATGTATAAATCATTTTCTTTTTTTACAGACCAACCACTGTTTACAGCATTGTATATAAATAACATTTTTTGAAATGTTATATTTTCTATAGAAATCTTATTTCCATTTTCTAAAATAATATTCATATCCATTAATATTTTTACAATAACTATTTTATTGTTTAAACTTATTGTTTATGTAAGTTTAATATTGTGTAAATATTATATTATTTAAATTAATAATTAAATAATATAATAAATATTATATATGCAATCATTTAAACCAAAACCAGTAAAAAAAATAAAAAATGATAAGAAAATACATTTTTCTCTTGATGTGAAACATAATGAATTCCTAAACACTTTCGAAAAAGATGAAAATGACAAACTTCCACAAATGAAATTTGACCTTTCATTATTACAAGATAAATTAAATTCTTATGAAAATGGAAAAATTTCTCTACAAATAGAACACGTTATGGAAATAAAAGATAATATTTTTGAATTAAAAAAAAATATTCATCTTATACAAAAAAGAAAAATAGATTATTTTCTCGATAATTCTAAATACATATTTGATTACTTTGAAAATAAGAAAAAAATTTCTCAAGGTGAAATTACTAATAAAAATACAATGCTAAATAGCTTTTTTAAAATTAATCCATCTTCTGAAAAAATAATGGATTCTACAAATAATAATATTTTTTCTAAATATCTAAGTAATATCGATGATTCTTTCCTTAATATGGATGATTTTGTTCAACAAAGTGACATTTGTAATTATTGTTTTAAAGGAGAACTCATACCAATGGATGATGAAGGTGTATTAATATGTAATGTTTGTTTTCGTAATATTAAATATTTAATTGAAAATGATAAACCTTCTTATAAAGAACCTCCTAAAGAAGTATGTTTTTATGCATACAAAAAAATAAATCATTTTAAAGAAATTTTAGCACAATTTCAAGGTAAAGAAACTACATTAATTCCTATCGAAGTCATTGATAATTTAAAAAATCAAATAAAAAAAGAAAGAATACATATTCAATCCTTAACTTATAATGATACAAAATTATTATTAAAGAAATTAGGTTATAACAAATATTATGAACATATTAACTTTATCAAGGACAAATTAGGCATCAAACCACCCATCATTTCTCAAGAATTAGAAGATACGTTATGTAATTTCTTTATTGAAATTCAATATCCTTATGCAAAACATTGTCCTGATTATAGAGTTAACTTTCTTCATTATTATTATGTTTTGTATAAATTATTTGAATTGATCGGAGAAACATCCTATTTAAAAGAAATTCCTTTGTTAAAAGATAGAGAAAAATTAATCGAACAAGATACTATTTGGAGTAAAATTTGTTTTGAATTAAATTGGGAATTTATTCCAACTATATAATTATATATTATATATTATATATTATAATGAGACATTCGAGAAAACATTCGAGAAAGTCTTATCGTGCTGGTGGAATTAGACACTCTACAGCAAATCATAGAGAAAACAGCGGACAAACATTAAGAGGATTTATTGCAAGAGTTGACGCAGGAATGTTTGCTAGAGAACAAGAAAATAGAGCAAGAACTTTAGCACACAGAAGAATGGAAAATAATAGATTAACTAGACGAACACGTAATGGTACACATCATAGAAGAAATAGTATTACACGTCATTAATTATTTCATAAATGGATACAAAAATGTAATGAAAATAGTAACATTTCATATTAGATATAATGGCGTTCCAAATAATCGACACACATATATATCACTTCAAAGAAGTCAATCTTTATAAATTATATAATATAATGTAAATAATATTATATTATATATATGAGTTATCGAAGTCCTAGAGCACTAGGAAAAAGTTTAGATCAATTAATGACAACAGCTGAAGAACGTAAAGCAATGAAAATTCGAGAAAAAAATTTAAGAAAACTACAAATGTTAGTTGAAAGAGCTGAAGCAAGTAAAAGAGAAATGACAAGAAGACACGGAAATAAAACAGTACGTCATTCGTTTGAGCGATACAATGCAAATGTTCCTTTTTCAAGAAGGAGTAGATCTAGGAGTAGGAGTTCTAGTCGTCATCGCCAACCATTAGAAATAATTGAAGTTCCTGCTATGTCAAGAAGAACTAGCAGTAGTAGTGATGATGAGCTGGAACCGAGTGGTGTATATTTATCTAAATGGGATTTTTATAATAATAAACAACCTATTTATCGTGGTGAATCACCATATAAAAGTACACCTGCCACTAGACAAAATGCTCAAGATGAGATTTCAAAATTAATTTCAAACTATCGTAATCAAAAAAAAAGTAAATAATTATAATTATTCCTAAATGATTCATATTTATTATTTACATTCCTAAACCTCCGGGAAATCCAACCATATTTGCTCCTATACCAAATCCAGCTCCTGACCTTGTAGATACACCTATACTTGGTACATAGCAATCTAATATACTAAATGTTGCGGCTGCTGTAAGAGCAATGAGTGTGATTTCTTCCATATTTAGCGAACGCTGTGGGATTGCATATGCGGCTATTGCTACCATTAAACCTTCCACTAAATACTTTATGATTCTCTTTATAATTTCTGAAACATCAAACATTATAATATTTTATTAGAAAATATTATTAATTAATAAAAACTTAAATAAAATAAAATACTTATAATATGACTTTTAATAGAGAAACTAAAAAACAAGTGTATGCTGATTTACTTGAAGAAGATAAACCAATTGCTGGACAGAAGTTTGTATGTGTCTCTTTTGTTTCACCAGAAAAAATCATTAAAAATAAAGACTTGTATTATTTTCAAGAATTTTTGAAAACGTGGGATTTTAACAAGTCAATGGAAAAGTCTCTACAATTTCTAAACTTTATTTCTTATAAATATAAATTGAATTTTGAAGATTTAACAAATGATTTTAATGAATTTGTTAAAGAAGAGAGAAATGTATTGATTGAGTCTAATATCGAAGATGAATATAAAACATTTATTGACCAAAATGAAGAAAGATTAGATAATTCTTTTAATTCTAAACATAACTTCCAAACCTCTACAAGAGGTCTAAAGGTAAGAGGTGTGTATCCTTCTTTAGAAGAAGCAGAATTGAGATGTAAGATGTTGAGAGAAATAGATCCAAATCACGACGTATATGTGGGGCCAGTTGGATTGTGGATGCCGTGGGAACCCGAAGCATACAAGACTGGAAGAGTTGAATATATGGAAGATGAATTAAATCAATTAATGCATGAGAAGACAAAGAATGAGGCTTTTGCAAAAAATGCGTTTGAACAAAGAGTAAAAGAAACAAAGAAAAAAGCGATAGAGGAAAATATAGAAAAGGCAAAAAAGACAGGTTCAACACTTACGCAAAGTATAGATAAAAATGGAAATTTAATTGGTATTAATAATATGAATACTCAAGAAAAGAGTTTGTTGGATAATCACGAAGGAAATGAGAATGAAATTACTTCTTCTGATATTCGATCGGAATTATTTGAAGGAGATAATATAGTTGTAGGAAAGACAGATTATGGACAAAGTCTATTACAAAGTGGTCCTTTTGCAAATAAAAAATAATGTTTTTTACACGAAATAATGTTTATAAAAAAATAATTTTATATTTTATGACTCTAAAATATAAAAATACATCAATTCGGTTTTATGATAATCAACCAGACATTATTCATCAATTTAAAACAATGTTAAAACATGTAGATACAATTTATATTCCCGATAAACCCAATAAAAGTATTCTAAAACAATCCACACCAAAAGAATTTACCAAAGAATTTTTAAAAACATATCCAAATAATACATTTGCAAAATATTTGCTTTCTTTAAGAAACAATGAACGTTCTATTAATATGGGTTTTTCTTTACATAATGCCGAAGATTTATTAAAATGGTCTTTCTCTACAATTCGTAATAAAGTAGCAATATTTGATTGGGATGGAACATTATCTGTTGCTGAAGGAATTATTTTACCAACGAATCCTATTGATACTTTAAATTTTCATAAAATGGGAATTAATTATAGAGATATTGCAATTTATTATTGTGGTTCAGAATATCGATTTTTATGGTTGAAATATATGTTTGAAGTATTACATAAACAGAAAGTAGATATTTACGTCTTGACAAATAATCCAATGGCAGCAAAAAATATGAATCTTATTAAATTAGTTGGATTAGGATTTTTAGCGAGATTTAATTTTTATAATGTAATTAAACAAATTATACCTCATTTTCAAGAAGAAAATTTATTATGTGGTTATGAAACACAAGGAATCAAACCTCAAACTTTTATGAACGTTCCTTATTTAAATGAATTGTATTCAAATATATAAAATTGTATTATTATATGTGGAAGTCATTGTGGAATAAACCGGATGATCATTTGAAAGGAACATTTAAATATATTGAAAATATAACTAATAAACAACGTGCAATATTATTTTTTAATGGGAATGTTTTCAATCCGGTTATTGAACCTTCTAAAAGTACAGATATTAGAATATTAATATTAGCATTACAAAAATTTAATTATTATTGTAGTAAATATAAAATATATAAAGGTGAAGGTAATTATAAACAATTATGTAATGAAGTCAAAACTACTATTAATAAAAATAATCTAAATGAATATTTTTTTATAGAATATGATCCAAATTTAGATATTTATCGATTAAATAGAACAATTACTCCTGAAACAATAGATGAGTATCGCAAAATTTATGTAGATCAAAATAAATATTTTACTAAATATGAATGGGAAAATATTGTGTTTTTTTTTATAGGTATAATAGGATTTGCAAAAAAAAAATCAAAAGAATCAAAAGAATTAAGAGAATCAAAAGAATCAAAAGAATCAAAAGAATTAAGAGAATTAAATGATCAATTAAAAAAATTAGAAAAATATAAAAATGATTTAGAAAATGAATTAGAAGAAGATAGTGTAAACGAAATATATCGTGAAAATCGAGCAAACATAGATAGTGAAATAGACGAACTAAATAAAAAAATAGCTGTGATAGAAGAGGTTATTCCAGATGATGAGGTTGATGAAAAACTTGCTAATTATGGTGGACGTAAAAATAAAAAAAAAACAAAAACAAAAAGAAGAAGGACGAAAAAAAGAAAGACGAAAAGAAGAAAAATATTGTAATATTATATATGCCGAAAAGACATAGTCGTTCAAAAAGTCATAGTGGAGAAAAAAAACATAATATTTCTATTTTAGAAGAGGTTTTTGGACTTTCGAAACCAATCGGTAGTGCTGCAGAACGCTCTGTGATTGCTCTTCGAAATGTTACTAATAAATATCGTTTTACTAAAGACAAACATAAACTTAAATATGGAGGAAAAAGAAGAAAGACAAGAAGGACAAGAAGAAGACATTAATTACCATTTTGTCTTTTTAACATTAATTTTCTGCCCTTGTCCTCTTTTTTTTGTATTATTCGGATCATATTTTTCGTCTTCATCATCCGAATTCATATCTTTACTTAATTCCCAAAATTCTTTACTTCCTAATTTAAAATCATTGTGTATATCTGCTTTATACCAAAAAACTTGTTCAGATAATTTATTTGATTGCGCACTATTATTAATAACTAAACACTCATAATTTTCTGTACATTGATCCATTACTTGACAAAAAGATTCGAATGTAGGAAACATTCCTGCATAGTTTTCATATATTCGTTTGCGATTAGAAATATATGGTTCTCTTAAAATAAATACATAATCAATATTTGTTCTTAATGAAGGAGGAATACCTAATGGATATTGCATTGTAATAATTAACATAATTCTCCAATGTCGACCATTCATAAATAACAATCTCATCATTTTATCTCTAGTCCATGTACCATCATATAAACAATCATCCAATATAACAAATGATCTTGGGTCAATATTTGTTTTTTTAAATGTTTCCATTTCTCTCTTGATTTGTTTCAAAACAGTTTTTTGTCTTTTCAAAATATTCTCTATAATCGTTGTATTATATTCATTATGAATGAATAACTTTGGTACCATCTTTCCGTAATATCCATTCCCTTCTTCTGTTCCAGCTACAACAACACCAATCGGAATATCTTGGTGATAATAGAGAACATCACGAACCAAGACACTCTTTCCAGTTCCTCTTCTACCAATTAGAACGCAGACAGGTGCCTTCATTTCATTGGGTTTAAAACTGATATTTTTCATATCAAACTTTTTTAATTCCAACGTCATTTATAATTATAAATCTATATTTTTATAATTATATTACGCAAAATTTGAGTTTAAAAAAAATATAAATAATATACTATTTAGCTAAAATGAATCCATTGCAATTAAATTATGAAAAGAGAAAGAATACAATTTTTTTTGATAAATGTAAAAATGTTGATATTTTTCATTTCGACGAAATACAAAATTATATACCCATTTACAAGATTTTTTTTGAATTAAATGATACTAATTTTAATAGTATTAATTTAAATCATTCAAAATATATTTATGATGTAAATATTTCTGATGATCATTTGGATTTTATTATAAAAAATAATGATGAAGTTGTAAAACAAAATGTGTTTATTAAATTCGCTCCAATCTTAGATCCTTTTAAATATATGATCGGAAAGTATAATGAAATCATTGATTTGTCACTTCCTATAATTACACAAGTAGAGAAAGATGATATTATTTATAATAAAATCAATGATAGTAATAATTCAGCTTATGTAGACGGATTATTTTCTTTTCTTTCTAGTAAATTATTAAACGAACATAATTTTGTTCATGGAATTGATTTTTTTGGAAGTTTTGTTGGAATAAAAAATAATTTTAAATTAAATATTGCTGATGATTTGGAGTACTTAATAAAATACGATTTTTTTAATAAAAATAAAAAACTTTTTTGTATAGATGATGATTTATTAGATCCTCCTCAAACCTTACCACCTATTACCATTAACCATAGTAAAAAAGCAAATATTTCTATTTCATCTATTGACGATGAAATGTTTGAAGATGTATTTACATCTACTGAAAAATCATCTATCGAGTTGGAAAATGTCGAAGTTGAGTATGATAATTTAAATGGTATTTCTTTAAAAAGCAATTCTTCATGTTCTTCAAGAACATCATATAGCGAAGAAGAAGAAGAAGAAGAAGAAGAAGAGATGGATGATGAGAATGATGAGGATGATGAGGACAACGATGATGAAGGTGATTATGACGATGATGATGATGACAATACAATTGATACTCCTATCTATGCTACTATTCCCAAATTTCCAGTAAATATGATTTGTATGGAAAAATGTATTGATACATTTGATAATTTAATTTTACAAAAACAAATTCAGACAATGGATGAATGGTTCACTACATTAATGCAAATAATAATGATATTAATAACTTATCAAAAATGTTTTTCTTTTACTCATAATGATTTACATACAAATAATATAATGTTTATTCATACAGAAAAAAAATATTTGTATTATTGTTATAATAAAAAACATTATAAAGTTCCTACTTATGGAAGAATTTTTAAAATAATTGATTTTGGAAGAAGTATTTATAAAGTAAATAATAAGATTTTATTTAGCGATAGTTTCAAAAAAGGAGAAGATGCCGCTACACAATATAATTGTGAACCATTTTTCAATGATTCAAAACCAAGAATTGAACCCAACTATAGTTTTGATTTGTGTCGATTAGCGTGTTCTATTTTTGATTATCTAGTGGATGATATGGAAGATATTATTGATTTAGATGATTGTTCACCCATTGTAAGATTAATTGTTGACTGGTGTAAAGATGATAATGGATTAAATGTTCTCTATAAAAAAAATGGCGATGAGCGTTATGAGGATTTTAAATTATATAAAATGATTGCTCGTTCTGTTCATAAACATACACCACAAAATCAATTAAAAAGACCTGAATTTAATAAATATTCTATTGAAGGAAAAAAAATACCAAAAACAGAGAAAACCAATATTATGAATATCGATTCATTAAATATTTTTTAAGTAACTATGATATTATTATATTATTATATTAATATAATGAATATTTTTTCTGTATTTGCTGGAAGAAAAGCGAATATTGAAATTCTTAAGAAATATTTAAAAAAAGCATTAGAATTAAATATAATTAATGAGGTTCATTTTTGGAATAATACAAGAAATTCTGACGATGAAGATTATTTAAAAACGATTAGTAATTTAAAAAGAACATCATCAAGCGGTTCAGGTATATATACATTAATTACACCATTAATAATAAATAATTCGTTTGAATTAAATGTCAAAGCATCTAATGACATTCATATTAAAATAACAAATTTAGAAACAGAATATGAGATCGTGTTAGGTGGATGGAATAACACAATGTCAGTTATTAGACAAAATGATAAAGAAATATTTCATTTAATCCAAGATAATGTTGCAGATGATAAAAATACTAATAATTTTAAAGTTGTTATTAATAATAATCAATTGAATATACTAAAAAATGATGAATTATTAATATATCTAAAAATTCAAGATAATTTTGAAATTAAAAATGTATATTTTAAAACAGGACATTTATCAATAGGACATTTAACATATGATACCACTCAAGATAAAGGATTTTATTTTATGGATACTTGTGAAAAAAATTGGAATAATTATTACAATTATTACGATAATCCAATATTTAAAAATGATGTTATTATAAAATGCGATGATGATATTGTATTTATTGATTTATACAAATTACCAAAATTTATAGATTTTATTAAAAATAATGATTATGATTTAGTGTTTGCAAATATAATAAATAATGGTGTTTCTGCATATTATCAACAAAATAAATATAATTTAATACCAAAAGAAATAATGAATTTAGAATATCCACCAGGAGGTCTTTGCGGGACGTTATGGGAAAGTGGAATAAAAGCAGAAACTCTACATAATTATTTTATCAATAATTATGAAAAATTTTTAGATTATGACTACAATAACGAAACTATTCCGATAAATACAAGATTTAGTATTAATTTGTTTGGTTATAAAGGAAAGAATTGGTATAAAATTAACCCCCCCAATAATGATCACGGTAATGATGAATATAATTTAACAGTACAATTTGTTAAAACCCAAAAATTTAAAAATATATTGTATAGTGATTTTTATGTTTCACATTTATCATTTCATAAACAAAACGCAACTGGAATTAATTTAAATAAATTATTAAGTAGTTATAATGATTTATATTCTAGTATAGAACAAAATGGAAGATTTACAAGAAATGTGTAATATATATATATAATGACTTATGGGTTCATCATTACACGTCATGTAAATTCTGAAAAAACGAATAAATATTGGAATATATGTATTCAATCGATAAGACGATTTTATTCTTCAGAAAAATATAAAATAGTAGTAATTGATGATAATAGTAATAAAGAGTTTTTAAAAGAATTTGATAATTATGAAAATGTTACTTATATTCAATCTGAATTTCCTGGAAGAGGTGAATTATTACCTTATTACTATTTTCATAAATATCATTTTTTTGAAAAAGCTGTAATTATACACGACAGTGTTTTCTTTCAAAAAAAAATAAAATTTCAAAATATAAATATTCCAGTATTACCTTTATGGCATTTTGAAAATGAAAAAAAAGAAAATGTAGAGAATACAAAACGATTGGTTCGTGTTTTAACAAATAATGGAAAAATAATAGAAAAATTATCTGAATTAGATAATTTTGTTTTAAAATGGAATCAAGATGATTGGGTTGGATGTTTTGGATGTCAATGTTTTATTTCTTATAAATTTCTATCTTTTATAAATGAAAAACATAATTTATTTTCTCTATTATATGTAGTAAAAAATAGATCAGATAGATGTTGTTTAGAAAGAATAATGGGAATTATATTTTGCTTGAATTATCCAAGCAAAATATGTTCTCTACTTGGTTCTATTTCAACATATATGAAATGGGGATATTCATATGATGATTATTGTAAAGACAGGTTATCAAGAAAAAAAATAAATCTTCCTTTATTAAAAATTTGGACAGGTAGATAATATTAGATATTAAATTCTGGAATATGATATGTTTCACCATTTTTAACATATTTTGCAATGATTTTTGGATTATGTTTATTAGATACAATATCTTCTGTTTGATAGACATTTAAATTTTTATCTAGATAATAAATGATACCTTGAATATCTTGCGCCCATACTTCTATTTTTTGCGTAGTACTAACATCATTATCACCGTTTACATTTATAATACCGTGTGGTGTTCCTTTAATATGAGTTCCACAATAATCATACCCATCTTTTTTTCTTCGTGTACATTGTTCATTATTCGCTCTTTTTGAACTACATCTATCACAATAAGGAACAATATTTTTTACTCTTTTACGATTAGCCAAATCTTCTTTATCAATGATAAGTCGATCATAATCATAAATAAATTGTAACAAATTATCAAAACATTTTTCGTCATTATCCAATTGAGAAACTTTGTCTCGAATTGAATCTTTAAAATTCGACAAATAATTTTCAATCTTCTTGTTGATTTTTCTTTCCATCTTTATATTACTTATTATATAAGATATAACTTTATTTTCAATTTTTACATTATAATAGATATCATTTAAAGCTACTAAATTACATTTTTATTGGTTCTGCTTCTGGCATTGATTCGGTTGTTGTTATTGGTTCTGCTGATGTTGTAGGTTCTGCTGATGTTATTGGTTCTTCAATGAATCCGGGAATTTTGACATCTTCATCAGCATTTATATAATAATTAAAAATAAGAGCAAGTATTAATGTTATTAAGAAACAAATATAATATATAGAATACATATTTAAATATATTAATTTCGATGAATCAAAATAATCTATAATTATTTTAAATGAAATATAAACAATAATATAACAGAAAAAAATAATAAATAACATATAAATTTTTGATAATCCCATGATATAAACGATGATATTTATATCATGCAAATAACTAATTCTTTTTTTCTTTACATTTTTCTGTATTACAATCATCTTCTAATAAAGAAGATGATTTCATATATTGGATTGGAATATCGGATGACCCAACAAAAGAACTTAACGAAATCGCAATTAATAATATAATTATAAAAAATTGGTAATACGTTCCATAAATATTTAAATATACTAATCCATCAGCATTATAATAATATACAATTACTTCTAATGAATAATATATTATTAAATAAAATATAAGTATCATTATTAAAGTAGTAAATTTTGATAATTTCATTATATACATGCATATTTAATATATTTACCTTTTTCTCTTATTAATCGATTTTCTCGATTTTTTTATTTTTTTTATTTTTCTCGATTTTCTCGATTTTTTTATTTTTCTCGATTTTCTTATTTTTTTTATTTTTCTCGATTTTCTTTTATTTAATCTTCTCCCTCCTTTTAAGTCTCCTTGTAATTTGCCAGTATCACTGAAATAATCATCAGTTTTATCCACTACAGCTTCCATTACGGTTTCTACCTTTTCCAGTGCTATATCAAGATTGTTTAATTTTTCTTGTATAGCTAATATTTGCGGGGTAATAATAGTTGACTTAGTTGTATCATTATTTATTGCGTTTATTAATTGTGAATTTAATGAATTTAAATTAGCTAATAATACTACCATATTACTAGTAATTGTTATTCGGAATTCATCAATATTACTGTTTATTGTAGTTGTTGATGACAACATTGACGTATTAGTTAATTGGTTAGTATCTTTATCAAACACTTTCTTTAAATACTCATTAGCGGTTATTATATTCGTAATAATTTGTGATATATTATGTTTTACCTCTTTTAGCTTATATTGCATTTGTGTCACGTCTAATTTTAAATTAGCCAGTTTCGTAATATTTTCACTATAAATTTTAATCAATTCTTGGTTTGCCTCAATAATACTATTTGCATATTCGAACAATTCACTATAGAATTCTATTATTTTTTTTTTTAAATCTTCTACTATAAATGGCAATTCAAAAATTGATGCCAATACAGACAATCCTCCACCAACTACAGGTATTACCTGTGCACCAACTTCTATTAATTGTAAACAGAGTTGCGTAGTTTCACTCAATTGTTCCTTAACTTCATGGGTTGTCTCTACCAATTCTGAAATTCCAAGATTTACATCATTAAGTTTATCTCCAAATTTCGCTTTTAAAGATATTAATTGCTCCTCAAGCGTTACATCCTTTTTATTAAGCGCACCATCCATATATATATATATTAATAATTATTTTTAACATGCACAGAAAGAACCGAATATTGATTATAATTTTTTATTCCCCATAACATATCTTTTATACCTATATATAATACACTATCGAAAAGTAGAGATAAATTATTATTCCAATCTAATACTTTTTCTGTTATAGAATCAGAATCATTTTCATAAATAATCTTCATTTTATCTGTAAATACAACACAACGAACCAATCCAACTTTTTTTGTGTTGTCATCTATTTTTTTTAACACATTTTCATAATCAGAAAAGTAATAATAATTACCTAAAAAACGATTCTCTATTTGAATACCAAAAGTAGAGATAAAATCAATTGCCTTAACATCACATTTCGAATATCCAATAATAGGCATTGGATAATGAGATCTTTCATCATCTATAAGATAAGTAAGTTTTTCATAATTATGAAATAAATCAACAATGTAATCATCTATCGGAAACCCATATACACTTTTATAATTTATAATTTCATCAATAATCGCTAACCATAAATCATTCATTTCATTCATTTTTACAGTATCTATTTTCATATGACTACAATCAAAAAATAAATATACATCATCTTCTTCTTTGATATATCCTTTATAATCAAAAACAGAATCTTTATAATAAGAAGAACATAAAACACTAATGACAGTCATTGATTTTGTTAATAAATCCATATCATTTTTGTATATAATTCTAGGAAAAGAAAATGATGTTTCATTATAAGGTTTATATAAAAAATATTGTATGAATGGATATTTATTTAAAATATTTACATTGTAGGCACAAATATGAACATAATCATCTTCTTTTAAAGAAGTCGGAAAATCCTCATTTAAATGTTCTAATCCCGGATAATAGTAAGTCGAACTATTTTGTGGTATTTCCAAAGAATGATATAATTCATTTACATTATTATTTATATCTTCTTCAATCATTAAATAAAAAAGTATTTTTTATTTAAACTTTAATTTATTTATCTATTTTTCTTTTTATGATTTCTTTTACTACGCTTTCTCTATTACTTAATATATATTCAGTTAATTCATCAGCAGTTGAAGGATTAGTAGAGAAATATGTTTTTAATGTATTTAACAACATTTTTGAATTAATTGGTTTTTTTGATATGCTTTTTTTATATACTAATTTTCCTCCATTGATATCAACACAATCTAATTGATTGATTTTCATAACATTAACTAATGTATTTGTCAATAGTTTTTGTTTTTTCTTAAAATCTTTTAATTCTTTATTTAAGCGAATAATATCATTATCTATTTTTAACCATTCTTTAATTTTCTGAATTAATTCTTCTTTCGTATCCAATTTTTCAGATGACATTTATTTATTATTTAAAAATATTTAAATAATAAATTTTTAAACATTAGAATTTAGTGTTTTACCTTGTTCTAATGTTTTACTATGCATTTTACATAACCCATCTTTAAATGATATGAAAGAACATTGATTTCCTTTTTTTGTAATTTGTGAGCATTTAAGTATATTTTTATTTTTCTTTTCTTTTATCTCCAATTGTTTTGCTTTTATCTCCAATTGCTTCGCTTTTATCTCAAATTGCTTCGCTTTTATTTTCGCCAATTTCTTTTCTTCTTTTATTTTTTCTTCTTGTTCTTTTTTTATTTGTTGTTTTTGTAATAAATAATTATAATGATATTCATTTTTATGAACTATACATAAATGTAATTTAAATAAATCTATATATGTAACCGTTTTATTATTACACGTGTCACAATTTTTATTACTTAAAATATGATTATTAGAATATTCACAATTTCCTTGAATCCATATATAATCATTTTGACTATTATTAAATAACAATATTTCATCATTTATATAATTGACTCCATGAACTTTTGGATGTCTTTCATTTAAAGGCAATAATGTTTTATGTATTGTTCTACAATAAGGACATCGAATTTCATTTATCGATAAACATTTTTTTTCTAATTTATTAAATTTGGTTTTATGATTTTGTATATCTTTAAACAATGGATCATAATTGAATTTATGTCCACAATCTAATTGTATAAAATCGTTAGTTAAATCTTGTAATGTAATTAAACATTTATTTTCGTCATCATTTAAATCATCTCCTTTATTTATTTCATCATAAAAATTTATATTATTTTCAATTGCAAACATATTATATTAATTATAATATTTTTTATATTATTATCAATTATAATATGTCACCAACAACGTGGGGTCCTATTATTTGGTGTTTTATACATACATTAGTTGAAAAAATAAAAGAAGACCAATTTAATCATATCGGATTTCAAACATTTAATATAATTAGAAATATTTGTAAAAATTTACCTTGTCCAGAATGTTCTTCTCATGCAACCCAATTCTTATCCAAAATTAATTTTAATTTTATTAAAACAAAAAATGATATGAAAAGTTTAATGTATATTTTTCATAATGTAGTAAATAAAAATAAAAAAAAAGAACTTTTTAATGTTGCATATTTAAATATTTATAAAAATAAAAGTTTAATTAAAACATATAATGATTTTGTTTCTGTTTATCATACAAAAGGAAATACTAAATTAATGGCTGATAGTTTTGCAAGAGATATTACATTAAAACAAGTCAAATCATTCTTATTAAATAATCGTCAGTTTTTTACTAATTAAGTAGATACTGGTAAAAACCCATTTGAATTTGTTGTAGAACTAATAATTTCTCCATTTTTATAAACAGTACATTTAAATGATTGTTTAGAAGGCATTGAACATATTGTTGCGTCTGATGCTAAATCTTCATTAAACAACGTTCCAGATAATCCAACTGAAACTAACATTATTACTGATAATGCTACACTTATAACACCATATATTATATTATATATACTTATATTTATACTAGTACATTCATCTCGATGATTGTAGAGAATGACAACGACTAAATATATTCCTAAAAACGCAATTACATAAATATTATAAATGTTATAAATAAACATTGGAGCTAGAATATATCCAGTCACAAATGTAATAAAAAATATAATAAACCCATCTGTTTTATTTGATTGAAACATATTAAATGTGCTACACGATTTATCAGTTAATTTAGTAGGTGCACCCGCTAATGAAGAAAATAAAAATTTTCTTATCATCCCAAAAAATGTAACAAATATAAAAAAAACTAATCCTCGATATGTTTGATAAAATACAGATATAATTAATATACAAAAACTTAATATAATAGGAGAATAATATACAATTACCTCAATTAAATCTTTATTTATTAATCCTGAACCACTTGTAACTAAAATAGATGCTGGTGTAGGTGTAGCAGACATATACTATTATATATCATAAATTATTTCAAATACTTCTTGAATTTTCTCTACCGAATAAAAATTCATATTTTTTAATATATCTGTATCTTTATATTTCTCTACTAATTTATCATAATCTTTTTGATTTCTTTTAGGAAAAATAAAAGATGTAACTCCTGATTTAATCGACCCCAATATTTTCATATCTAAACCTCCTATTTCACAAACATTCCCAATTAAATCTATTTCACCTGTTATACCAAAATTTTGTTTGATTTTATAATCATTAAATAAACTGAATATTAAGGTAGTTAATGCCACACCTCCACTTGGTCCATCTTTACTCACAGCTCCTTCAGCAGCGTGAATATGTATCCCAAATGATTTCTTTTCTTGAGAAATATACTCTTTCTTTTCTTTAGAAAGTAGAGAAAATGCTAATGTCTCAGCTACATGAATACTTTCACTCATTACTTTTTCTAAGGAACCCGTTAATTTTAATTCTAAAAAATTATTACAAGGAAAATATTTTGCATATAAAGGCAATATACCTCCTTGTCCAAGGGCATTTGCCCACATTCCATTTATGATACCTATCTTATTCTCTACTCCGATTTGTTGTGGTATTAATTCAAATCTATCTTTCATGTATTTCTTAATTTCATTTATTCCTAAAACAATTGGTAGTGATTCTACATGAAAAGTATTTTTGAAAATATGTAAATTAATTTCACCAATTATATCAAATATTAATTCTTTTAATTTTCTTACACCCGGTTCTACCGTATATGTCTCTATTAAATATTTTGTTGCTTCTTCTTCTAAATGAATCATTTCATCTAAACCCATATTTACTAATATTTCTGGTAATAAATGTTTTTTTACTATAATTAATTTATCATTTAATGAAAGATGATTAAATTTAATTCTATGAATTCTATCTAACAACACTCTATCTATTGCACTTGGATCATTATAAGATAATATAAATAACACTTTTGATAAATCAATATTAATTCCATTAAAATATTTGTCTTGAAAAGAATCATTTTGTGTAAAATCTAATAAATGTGTCAAAATTCCTATTAGTTCTTTACCATTTTCAGTTTTACTTATTTTATCTACTTCATCTATATATATAATTGGATTCATAATCTGAGTATCCATTAATATCTGAACAATCGATCCCCACGTTGATCCTACATATGTATAATTATGTCCGTGTAATGTACTACCATTACTATCGCCACCCATTTTTATAAAAGAAAAAGGACGACTTTCATTATTTTCATCTTTTAAACAATCGGAAATTCCTCTTTTCGCTAGAGATGTTTTTCCCACACCTGGACAACCTTCAAATCCAAAACAATACCCTTTATTTTCACCATTTATCCATTGACCTATTATTTTTTCAATTTCGGTTTTTGCATTTTCGTGACCATATACTGATTTATCTAATCTTGCTTTAATATCAACAAAATATTTTTTTATATATTCGAAATTATTTTTTATTTTATTCAAATCAGTAATTAATAAATCATATTTTGAATTACATAATGAACTTCCATTAAACATCAAATTGTATAATTTTTGTATCAATAATATGTTATTTATATTATCATCTATAAAAAAAGCCATTTCTTTTTTTAACTCTTGTTTCGTAAATAATTTATTGTTCGAATTATGAATAATGATTTCTTTTATTTTGTTGTTATGATTATTTTCACTATTTATAAAATAATTTATTTTATTTATATTTTCCAATAACTCTGTTTTATCACCCTTTGTATAATAATTTTTTATTGTTTTAATATCATTTTCTGTAATTTTAAATATCATTTTTTCATCCAAAATTTCATCTATCTTTTTTATATGAAAACTCATCTCTACACTCGTATATTTTTCTTTTATAGGAATAGTATAATTTAATTCATCATACTTATTTATTAATGAACCTAATTGCTTCAATAAATTTCTATTTGTTGTCATCACATTTAAAATCGGTTCTTTTTTATAAACTCCAAACGGAATTTTTAATAATCCATCCAAATATTGTCTAGCCTTACTACAAGAATCGTCTGATTTTGCTTTGATTTCTTTTAGTTTATTAAACGCTTTTTCTTTCACAGTATCATTTACTTTTAACAAATGAATTTTATTTTCTAGAGAAACCGATTGAACTTCTTTATTTAAATCAATTGTATTCTCAATTATTTTTTTCATAATATCATTAAAATGTTGTTTTATATGAAATGGTAATGAATTATATAATTTATTTTGTAAATCGATCGTATATGCGTCATTGACTAATAAGTCATACAATATATTAGCAATATATGCATTATCACAATCATCACTATTATAAATTAATAATAATAATGTATTCCTTTTTGAATATAAATCTCCAATTATAAATTCTTTAATAATATTATTTAACGATTTATTTTTTAACAATTTGTATAAATAACAATACCCAACAAATTTATTATATATTTCTTCAGAATTATATATTAATAATTCTTTTAATGATAGTGATTTTATATATTTATTATATGCTTCTGTTGTAAATAACGAATCTTTCGGTACATTATTTTTAATCAATTGAATTTTTTCATTTATAAAAGTATCATTTAATAATTGAATCATTACATCATCTACAATTCCATATACAACTATACTTTTATTTATTGTAGTGTTACGTATATATACTTTCATACCATACACTTTTGTATGAAACTGATTTGTTGTTAATAATATATCATTACAATCAAAGTTTGGTGTATCAAGATTTATATTTAATACTTTATATCCTGTCGGATGAAAATATTTTTTTAATATTTCATACTTTAATAAATTATTGTCTGTTTCTATATATTTTTGACTACCAAAACAAATAATTAACAAATTTTCAAATGATTCTGTACCATAAATCTTTATAATACTTGATAAATCATTATTAATATGTTGTAATTGAGCAATCAATTCTTCTTTGTTTAAACAAGAAGAATATGTATTGGTAAGATTAGTAATTTTTTGAGTTAATCCGTTTAATAAAGTTAAACAAGTATCATATTCGTTTTCACAAATGATATTGTTTATTTTATTATTTTTTGCATTTAAAATAGTACTTTGAATGATATTATTAAAAAATATTATTTTTTTATCAATTAATCGAATAATATCTTCAGAAACATTCATATATTATAAATAATATTAATTTATAAAAATATAATAATTATATAAAGAGTATATATTATCATATAGTGAATGGGAATACCAAGCTACTTTTCATACATTGTTAAAAATCATTCAAATATTATAAAACCATTAAGTCATTATAATATTTGTATAACGCATCTCTATCTAGATTGTAACTCGATTATTTATGATATTATAAAAACACTTGAAAAAAATAATAAAATAATAAACAATAAAATAATAATTCAAAATGTTATTTCTCAAATTTGTATATACATCAAAAGCATATCTCCTAAAAAACTTGTTTATATTGCGTTTGATGGTGTCGCACCTATTGCAAAATTAGAACAACAACGACAAAGAAGATTCAAATCATATTATCAAAAACAATTAATGAATTCGATTCATAAAACAAACAATAATATATGGGATACGTGTCAAATCACACCAGGAACACAATTTATGAACGAATTAAATTATGAAACAAAAAATTATTTTAATAATATTTCTCTATTTGATGTAGAACAAATAATAGTTTCTACTAGTAATGAAGTAGGTGAAGGAGAACATAAAATATTTGATTATATTCGTAATATTCCTTTCCAAGAAGAAAATATAAATGTTATTTATGGGTTAGACGCTGATTTAATTATGTTATGTATAAATCATTTATATATCGGAAATCCTATTTTTTTATATAGAGAAACACCTGAATTTATTAAATCTATACAAGAAGATTTGGAACCAAATTTAGATTATTTAATGAATATTTCTCTACTTTCTGAATATATTTCCCTAAATATGAACCAATATTCAATCAATCATTCAATGAATAGATTAAATGATTATATATTTATTTGCTTCTTATTGGGTAATGATTTTATGCCTCATTTTCCATCAGTAAATATTAGAACAAATGGAATAGATAAAATATTGGATGCATATAAAAATACCATTGGAAATACTAGCAAAATAATTACAGATGGAAAACATATTTATTGGGATAATTTTTTTATATTTATAAAATGGTTGGCTACGAATGAAGAAGAATTTTTTAAAGAAGAATATAAACTTCGTAATAGAAGAGAAAGATCTTTTTCTAATATAACAAACGAATGGAAGAAAATAGAATTGTTACCAAATTATGATAGAGAAATAGAAAAATATATTAATCCCGAAAAAGAAGATTGGCAACTACGATATTATAAAACATTGTTTTCAACAAAAGATATTTCTTCAATTGTCGATAATTATTTAGAAGGATTATTATGGAACACAAAATATTATTCTATTGGTTGTGTTGATTGGTCATGGAAATATAAGTTTCATTATCCACCTCTATTTTGTGATTTATTAAAATATGGAAAACAATCTGTAAAAAAAATAAAAATGAATACAAATACAAAAGCAGTTAATGAATTAACACAATTATGTTATGTAGTACCAAAATCTTCTCTACATATTATCCCAAATAAAATTAAAAATCAATTATTAATGAAATATAATCATTTATATCCAAATGATTGTATTTTTTTGTGGGCATTTTGTAAATATTTTTGGGAATCTCATGTTTTATTACCCGAAATAGATATTTCTATCCTCGAAAAAATAATTAGTTAAAATTATTCTTATTTTTTATTAACATATTTTAATGAAACAAGTATCCACACATAATAATAAAATTATTAAACAAGTAATAACAGAAATTGAAACAAGAGATAAATTTTTCGCTATTTTAAAATCAATGAATCCTGGATTATTTATTTTAAAATTAGGAGCTTCATGGTGTGCACCATGCAAACAAATTGCCCCAGTAATCGATGGATTTTATGCAAGTTCTCCTCATAATGTTTTATGTGCCGATATTGATGTGGATCATTGTTTTAATTTGTATTCTTATCTTAAAAGTAAAAAAATGGTGAATGGAATTCCAGCAATATTATGTTATCATAAAGGAAATGAAAATTATATTCCTAATGATATGGTAACAGGTGCTGACCCGGTTGAATTACATAAATTTTTTAAAAGATGTGGCGCTCAATTATCTAGACAAATTCCAATCAAAGAACAAGAAATAAATAAAGAAACTAATAAAGAAACTAATAAAGAAACTAATAATAATTAAATATTTAAATATATCATTCAATATTGAACATGGATTTTGAATCAAAAAAAAATGATTTTTTAAGAGTCTTTTATGAATATCATTATATTTTTGAAATTCAAAAATGTTGTGGATATACAGAATGGATTTCTGTCTATAAGAAAGATACATTACAACAATTATATCATAATTTAAATATCCAATTTAATACAAACGAAAAACTCATTCATAAATTATATTTTATCGATAATAATGGAAATAAAATACTTGTTGAAAACAATGATACAATTGCTTCAGATTTCATACATTCACTAAAACCTATTTATCCTTTGCCTCATTGGATCGTATATAAATTATATTTAGATGAATGTAAATGTCATTTACTATAATAAGATTTTAATACATCTATATTCATTATGAATTGTATAGATATAATATATACTTAAATTATATTATGTCTTATTTTAAAGGATTTGGGGATGGTAATAACTCAAATGGTCAGTTTTGGTATGGGAACGCAGGATTTTTATATAAAAAAAATGGCGGTGCTGGTTCTAGAAGAAATCCTTCTATCGGATTAATATGTAATAAACCTACATATCTATATAATAAATATAAACCTGGAAATAGTGGTGTTGGTTCATCTTCGTTTGCTATTAGAAGAGCTAAAAATCGGATAGCTACTGTTTGTACTAATAATAATTGTGGTAAGTTCTACAATTATTTAGGATTAGGTATGTATTTCCCTATGTTTAATAATCATAAACCCAATCCTAAACCTAATCCTAAACCCAATCCTAATCCTAATCCTAACCCCAATCCTGATCCTAATCCTAAAATATTAACTGGTACTGTTGTTTATAGTTTTAATATATTACCACCTATTACTTTATTTTCAGAACCTCCTACTTCAGAACCTCCTACTTCAGAACCTCCTACTTCAGAACCTCCTACTTCAGAACCTCCTACTTCAGAACCTATTTTATTTTCAGAACCTCCTACTTCAGAACCTACTTTATTTTCAGAACCTTCTACTTTATTTTCAGAACCTCCTACTTCAGAACCTACTTTATTTTCAGAACCTCCTACTTCAGAACCTATCTCACTATATAATGTTACTCCAGTAATTAACCTTGACGATATACCTATAGCAATGATAACTAATGGAGGTCAAATGACTTATACTAAACGTATATTACAAGATGGAGAAAAAATATTAATTATAATTGATTATGAATATAATACTGAATATACTGAAACAAATGATGGTTTCTCATTTTATACAACCGACGGTTCAACTGTCGATTATTATAATAACAACACTTCTAACCTTACAATAACATATTATAATGATGTTCCTTTAGCAAAAAATGGAAACCAATTTAGTGGGTTAACAGACATAACGTTAGCACCTAATTCAGGTTATCCTAAAATAAATCCAAATACCAGCTTATATAGTTGCTTTTACAATTGTATCAATTTTGATACTAATATGAATAATTGGGATTATAGTAATGTAATCAGTTTAGAATCTATGTTTCAAGGTGCTACAAATTTTAACAATGGTTCTCAAGAATTTATCTTGAATACAAGTAATTTATTAACTACAACTAAATCTATGTTCCATGACGCAACTAACTTTGCAAAAAAAGTTAGTTTTGTAAATACAAGTGGTGTTACTAATATGGATAAAAAGTTTCGAAATGCTATTACTTTTAATAAAAATATTAGTGATTTGGATGTTAGTAGTGTAACAACTATGGAATCTATGTTTTATGGTGCGATCACCTTTAATAATGATAATCAGCCACTAGTATTGAATACCAGTAATGTTTTAACAACAACCAATTCAATGTTTTATGGTGCGATAAATTTTAATCAGCCACTTGTTGATCGACAAAATAATCCTTGGAATACTAGTAGTATTACTGATATGAGTTCAATGTTTTATGGTGCGATCGCATTTAATCAACCAATCGGTACTTGGAATACAACTAGCGTTACAACAATGGCTTCAATGTTTCATAACGCAACATCATTTAATCAACCAATCGGTACTTGGAATACAACTAGCGTTACAACAATGGCTTCAATGTTTCATAACGCAACATCATTTAATCAACCAATCGGTAATTGGAATACAAACAATGTATCTGCTATGAACTCTATGTTTAATAACGCAACATCATTTAATAATGGTGAAACTACAAATACAGGTTCAAATCATATTAATTGGAAAGCACCATTATGTACATCATTTGAAAGTATGTTTATAAACGCTCACGCATTTAATCAATCATTACCAAATTTACTTACATTTGGAACCGGTGCAAATTGTTCATTAGCACGTATGTTCAAATTCGCAAGAACATTTAATCAAAATATTGGTAGTTGGGATACAAGTAGTGTTACAAATATGGCTTCTATGTTTGAAAACGCAACAGTATTTAATCAAAATATTGGTGGTTGGATTACAAGTGAAGTTACAAATATGAGTTTTATGTTTGGAACAACCGCATTTAATCAAAATATTGGTGGTTGGATTACAAGTAAAGTTACAAATATGAGTTTTATGTTTGTTAATGCAAACACATTTAATCAAAATATTGGTAATTGGGATACAACTAGTGTTACAAATATGGGTTCTATTTTTCAAAACGCAATAGGTTTTAATAATGACGGACAGCAATTTAACTGGACAGCAGCATCCAACTGTACATCATTTGTAAGTATGTTTCAAAACGCTCGTGAATTTAATCAAAATGTAAATAATTTATTAAGTGCTGGAACCGGTACAAATTGTTCATTAGCAAACATGTTTAATGGTGCATTAGCATTTAATAATGGTGCTATTACTAATGTGGGAGGTCTACCATTAACCTGGATTACACGCAATTGTATATCATTTGTAAGTATGTTTCAAAACGCTCGTGAATTTAATCAAAATGTAAATAATTTATTAAGTGCTGGAACCGGTACAAATTGTTCATTAGCACGCTTGTTTAATGGTGCATTAGCATTTAATAATGGTGCTATTACTAATGTGGGAGGTCAACCATTAAGTTGGAATACATCCAACTGTATAACTATGAATTTAATGTTTAATGGTGCTCGAGCATTTAATCAACAACTTGTTAATTGGGATACAAGCAACTGTACAACGATGGATTCAATGTTTTCTGGTGCAACAGCATTTAATAATGGTGCTATTACTAATGTGGGAGGTCAACCATTAAGTTGGAATACATCCAACTGTATAACTATGAATTTAATGTTTAATGGTGCTCGAGCATTTAATCAACAACTTGTTAATTGG